ACGATCACTCCTCCACCCCCAAGTCAGCAAAGATGTCATCGAGAGTCGAATTCAAACTGTTAAACGCGTCGTCCATAATACTATCGTCTTCACCATCTTCAATTTCAGAAGACGTGTCATCAATACCAAGCTCAGATTGTGGCATGTTGCTGTTTCGAAGCTGATCGGCTTTAGGATCATTACGAACGGGCTTGAACCCGACAATCTGACGGAACTCGTTTGAAGTAAGAATCTCGTTACGAGTGAACTTGTCTGCGATCTCGGCAATCTCGGCAATCGGAACTAAACGGAATGGATCGCGGAAATACACAATAGACTGTCCTTGTGTTCGGGCAGTCTTTGTAAGAAATGTTCGCTTCATTGCTCCGGTAATAGCGGCAAGAATTGGCTCAATCGTACGGTTGTTGTAATTCAACATAGCCTTTTCGTCAGCGGTACCGTTCAGAATTTCTGGAGTTAAGCCTAACTGACCGTAAAGCATGTTTGTCAAATATTCAACTTGCTTTAACAAATTGTTTTCGGCGGGACGGTTAAGCTGCGTAATCTTTTCCGTACCATCAGTATAAGCAATGCCATACTGGCTGCCCTTAAGCTGAAATTCAATGTCTTTACGACGCTGCTCGGCCTGCTGCTTACGAGCCTCAGACTTAACAACATATGGAAGCTGAATAATAAGATCGAGTTTTCCAGAACTGGATACTTCATCAACGGTGTCTAAAAGACTAAGCTTTCGAATAAGTCGCTGAAGCGTAGAGTTGGGCTCGTTCATGATCGAATATAATGGATTTGGAACAATTGCAACGACAGCCTTAGACAGCGTTAACTCTTCTCGCTGTCCCTTTGCGTCGTTGTAAACGCTAACTCGAACATGCCTCGGATACCACTGAACAATCTCACCAACCCGCATTGTCTTAATATCATACCCGCCCTCTTTAAGCGGATTGATAGAGGTGTCGACCGGCACAAGCGCGACAACACCCTTATCAAACAAAGACATTGCAATATCTTGAATGAAATCTCTTGCCGCTTGATCAATGTTAGCTTCCAGAGTCAAACAATTGTTTAAACCGCTGTTGATTTCCTCAAGGAACCATTGATTTTCGTCTAATCGGACATGCCGAATTGAGTTTGACGCGACATCAACACTCATTCGATTATAGATAGCCGAGATAATGGAGCGATCGTTTGAAATATAAAGATGGGTGCGACTTGGTTGTGTGCTGTAACTGGACCCATAATTGTAGGATTGCGTTTCAGTAAGAGAATCCTGGTTTGTAAAAGCATTCCAAGCATGCTTCAGTCTGGCACCAACGGTAGGCATCTAATCACTCCTCTCACTTCTTCAAATCGTTGATTGAAATGCCGCCGATGTTACCAATCAGCACCTCTTCGACAAGTTTCTTACCGGTCTTTGCTGCGCGTTGTACGTTCTTATCAGAGACGAGATTGTACACGTTTTTCTTTTTAGATGCTTCTTTCAGATTAGAAATTGCTTTTGGAATGGCTTCATATGTAGCAATTGGCGGAAGCTTTACGTTTGTGTTTTTGGACAATATAGCTACTGCTACCGCTGCACCAATTCCAACAATAGCAACTCCACCAGCCGTGAGCCCGATTGGCTTAAGAATTGAGCCGGTTTTAATAGGGTCTGCTTTTCCTGAAATATCAACAACGGTAGCGCCCGCAACAGTTGATACGTTTGGTGGAGGAGCTTTTGTTTCTTTTGGCGCTAAATCCACCGTTCCAGATCGATCTTTTCTAACACCCCACCGCATTCCTTTGACACCAAAGTGCTCAAGTGCGTCTTGTCTAGTCATTTCAGTCACACGCCTGTAATTGGCGGAAGTGGCTCCGTATTAAATTCGCCATTCACCACTAAGTCAACAGTTCGTGTAGCAAGAACTCCCGCAACAACAAGTGCTCGAACCGCGATCTGGCCACGCCGTCTTTTTTGTTGTGCCTCGTTTTGCCTTTTTGCAAAGTCTTCGATAAATGCTTTTCTTTCGGCGTCAGTTGTTGGATATGGCCCTTTTGACTTCGTTACAGCAACAACTTTTCCTTTATGATATGTTGTACTAACGATCTCTTTGGTTTCTTTTCCAGTAGATTTTGTTGAATTTCTAACGCCCCACCGCATTCCTTTGACACCAAAGTGAGCAAGTGCGTCTTCTCTAGTCATTTCAGTCACTCGAATGCCTCCTTGTTCGCTTTGTATGCGACGTAGGCATCCAGAAGGGCTGCCACGTTATCAATTTTCTCGTCTTGACGCTTCTTAAGAAGCTTGCGGTTACCGTTTGTGTCTTCAAGCGTAATGGCATTGCCCATGGCAAACGTCATAAGCTCTTGATCAAATATGAGCATTCGCTCTTCACTCAGAATCTTCAGTTCACCAAGAGGCACAGATTCGGTCTTGGCTCCCTGGATAACTTTCTCAATCCCGAACGGACCGTTTTCCTGCTCCCAGCGAGTGACAAACTCTTTGGCGTTATATGGATCAAACCCAAGAGTCCGAACATCATACTCAGATTCCTCAATGAACTTATCAAGGTCTTCATAGACCTCCATCATGTCCAACACGGTTCCGTCAAGAACGTGCAAACTGCCCTCGTTGATGAATTGATCGTACTTATGACGCATAGCACCAGGAAGTTTCATCAGAGTCAAAGAAGTGATGTAGCTGCGGGTCTTTACACCAAACTTACCACTTGGCAGCGGGAAGAGGAATGTAAAAGCACAGAAGTCATCACCCTGAGAAAGGTCCGCACCCAAAGCACATGGCATCTGCCAGAACTCTCGAGGACGATGCGGAAGAGTCTCTTCATAGGTGAAGAAGTATGTGTAACCCTCCATCGGGATACCGAATCGCTTGGCTAGGATGTCGTTACGAGAAGCCGGTGCTTTTTCGGCCCGCTCAACATCCAAATGATAGGTTTCGTAAGAAACCGTACGCCCAAGATTCGGCTGAGCCTTCAACCACGTCGATGGATCGGCGATTTCTTCAACTTCGTCAAGCTTGTAGTGAAAGATTGAGATGTGCGGCGCAAGATAGTCGCCCTTGAGGATGTCTTGTAGTTCCATTTTGATAGTGTCACCACTACCATTTCGGACCGTTCCCTCCGAGCTGATTGCGATGATCAGATAGTCATCAAGCTTGGAAGCACCCTGCTCAATTGCACCAATGACATCCTCTCGAACATCACCAGAAAGCCACTCGTCTACTGTAGAGATTTTAGGTCGAAGCCCCTGGAGCTTGTTGATGGTCATTGGTCTGACTTCAAGCAGAGATCCAGTTAGAAAGTTCTCAATGCCTTTCTTAGTGGCAGCTAACTTAACTCGGTTTGCTCTAGATCCGGTTGTGTTCTGTAAAGAACCTTCGGTCAAGAACTGGAAGAGAGGGCCTCTAGCACGAACGATGGCGGTCCTGAACGGGGACATGACCTCATCGGCCTGTTTCATCGTTGGGGCGGTTGTGATCTGATGTGTAGTGGCTGTGTCGACGTTTAGGAAGTAGCTCTGAAGGCATGAGGCATACATTGACTTAGCTGCGCCTCGGGCCACGATCAGATACTGTTTTGTCGTAAGGCGTTTCTTGATAACCTTAGTTACGTAATGTCCACCACGGTTATCGTCAGATGGCTGATACACACTTCGTTCAACAAAGTAGTACCAACCAAAAATCTGCTCAGCCCAGAGCTTGAATGATGGCAACAGATGAAGATCTCCGCCATCAGTCAGCGTAAGCTCATTCTCACAGTATCGGACAAATCCCTCAACCGCTTGATCATCATAGTAAATCTTCGGGTTGGCAATGAGCTTATCAATCCGAGTCATCTCCATTGCAACTTCCCGATTCACGGGAACATCACCTCGAAGAACCGCCTCGCGAAACTCGCCATAATAAATAGGCGTCGCTGTATTCGATAAGCTCATTGCCAACCCTCCTCTCACTTCTTATCTTTCTTCTTTGCCTTAAGAATCTGGTCTCCAAGATCCATACCAATCTTGACATTGGTAGGAACGTCCTTGCCAGTCGTCTTGTAGTATATCTTGGCGCCCTCAAGAGCACCGACCGGACCGTATTCCTTGAGGAACTTCTCGCCGATAGACACCTGCTTTGGGTTCAGCTTGGCATACTGCTGCTCCAAATTCATTCGAGTAACCAGAATTCGCATCTCGTCATTCGATAAAGACTGCGCTCCACTGGCCCGAGCTTTCTGCTTGATGACCGCAGCAGTCTTGGCGTCTTCAGACACCGGGAGATTCTTGCCACCCGTAGTGACGATCTTCTTTCCCGGCTTTGCGTTAATTGTAATCGGTGTCGGTCCTGCTAACTCAGATTTGGTTCGACGAACACCCCAACGCATTCCCTTAATACCATAGTGTTCGAGAATATCGTCAACTT